GTGGTAGTTCCTTGAGAATAGTATAGCACATATCTATTTCCTCCTTCTGAAAAATGTGTCGGGCCAGAAGTATCCAACCTGATCTTCCTCAATCAACACCAACCAACCTGTTTCGGGTTTGTTGGTGTAGGTGGGCCTCTCGAAGGTATCGCGGACGCGTACTTTTTTTCCCGCGAACCTATCGAATGCATCCTTTGGAATACAGTAGGTCTCTTTTGGCAATCTCTTTCTCATGGTGAGAATGGTGCCTGGTCGAGGTGCTTTGTGGATTGTTTTCATTTCTACCTCTTGACATACGCATTGAGACCAATGACAACAAGCTTCCCTTCGTACTCGCACTTTGTGGGAACGTTGCTATGAGTGCTGGCAAGCACGAGACTCTTCCCCGTCTTCGAGACCTGCGGGTCGAGATCGATCTCGATGATGAGTTTTTTGTCGTTGATCGTTGCTGTTAACATTGTTTGTCTCCTTGCTGCATTGCAGCGGTTTGTGTGTGTATTACCTCTTCTTTCTATTGATCTGTCTTTCCTCCCACTCCTCCCAACACGTTGGGCAGCAAAACGTTTTGTTTTTCACTCTCGGCGCTGTACTTAGTATGACGACATCCTCGCCGCAGTTGGCACACTTTGTGCGAGGCCTGTCTGGGTGGAACAATCTATCGAATAGGTATCGTAGCATACTATTCCTCCTTTTTTAGTTCATCTGTTATTCTTTTCAGTTGTTCGGGATCAATCTTAACGCTATTGAGGTGTTGTTCAACGAGGCCTGTTTCTTCCTCTTGTAGATTGTTAATAGTATCTCGTTTGCTAACACGTTTCCCCGTTGATTCTATCACCTCGATAGCCTCCTCTACCGTCAACGCTTTGCCACTGCCTAAAATTGCTTTTATCGTCTGCGCTGCTATGCAATTAGATACAACCGAGTTGATAGTCCATCGTTTGCTCGGATACTTTTGCCGATAGTATAAAACAAGCTCAGCCAGATCACGGATATCAACTCTTGCGGATACTACTGTTGTTCCGTATATTCTTTTTCCCATCCTTCCTCCTCTTGTTTTCTATATAGTTGAAAAACTTCTCCTCGTCGAAGGCCGTGTTATCCTCTGCAAGTATACGGCATAGGATACGTACCATCATCCTACCGCGAATTTCGCCGGTATATACGCGGTCAGCAAAAAAGCGGTAGTGTCTTCGGCTAAACAGTGGTCTTTTATTCATACCGACTCCTTATGATACTCTTTTTGTGCAATAGGTTGTTCAACAAAACGAGCTTCGAAAAATATCCTACACCATCTGCACCAAAACTGATCGTTGCACGGTAGCGTATACAAAACAACTCGTTTTGTTTTGCCACAGTTTGGGCATTTTACTCTCGCTGTGTGCGTAGTACATCACCCCCTCTCCACAACATAGTGTTTGTCAATAGCCCGCCGCAGTCGCGGCTGCCTCTTCCTCAACGTGTTCGTCGTGGTTGAGTTTCTGCACAATCTCGGCTGCCTCGCATTGATCGAACAGTATCCGTAAAATAGCCCGATCAGCGTGTTCGGACACAACGAGTCGAGATACGCAATCGCATAGTTTGTTCATAGTCCATCTCCTTTTGTTTGGTCGTCCTCGTTTCAACAACATAGCAACGTGTTTAAAAAATAAACACGTCTGGTCTTCTATATAGTCAGCCCAAAAACACAATTTTTCGCAATTTTCGTAAATTTTAGTAAATAGTAGAAAGTAGAAAACCCCCCCTTCCATACCCCCGAACCCCAGCCAGCTCTGCCTATCCACACCATATGCCTATATCCTCCATATGTCTACCTATCCCCTATACGTCTATGGTTTATTTTTTTTTTTTTTTTTTTTTTTTTTTTTTAATAGAAACAACCCCACGTCAAGGCAGAGACCGACCGACGGAACCATGGGAATGGGGGGTTTGTTACTTTCTACTTTCTACTAATCATTTCATTTTGAAATTTGCACAATTTCGTTTTCTACTTATATATACAAATGCTTTTCTATAATATAGACAATTTATAATATATCAGGGCAAAACAAAAGGCGGATTTTTGATCCGCCCTATGTTTCCGTTTCAATGGATGCCATTGTTTTGTTGTTATTCAACCTGTTTCTGTAGTTTTTCGATCAGCGATAGAATATCAGCCTTTGACATTTTCGCCGTTGCACGTAGCGCTTTTTGCATATCCGGTACAGACTTTTTGCCTGTTGTCATGTAGTCCCGCGCAAATACGGTTTTCCCATCTGCGTCTCGCACGGTCTCGATTTTCCCTGTTGATTTCAGGGCCTTCCCGTATTGCACGATGAACCACTGCAAAAATCCGTAGAGGATGTATGTCTGCGGACATCCGGTTGTATCAACCCTGCATGAGATTGTCTGCGGCTCATATGGGCGAATAATGTTTCCGTTTTCATTCAGTTTCATTGTACCACGTATGATCTTTCCATCTGGTGATTTTTTGTCCGGTTCCCGTTCTGGTTCCGCGGTAACAGTCATTTTCGGCACGGGCAGGATAACTCCATCATACACCGCGTCTTTGAAAAAGTCCGTTATCCGCTGAACCATTCCAATTGGCTTGGAGCCGTCGAAATTCGGTTCCGGCTTTTTGTTCCCGACCATTGTTGCGCTCTCCTTATATTAGTTGTTAGCGTAACAACGGCATCCATTGAAAACGGTTTTCAAACAACTGTGAATTTTCCCGCGTCTGGTATATCAACCAGTCCGTGTTCGATCACGTGTATAATTTAACGAATCGTATCAAAAAAGTCAAGGCATTTATTTATATTTATTTTCGTAAATGTACAATCAATGGCATGATATTTGCACAAATGCCGTTTGCTTTGTTAGTGCATAGATATATAGCAACATAGTTATATAACAAAGCAGTTATACAAACCAATATGCCTGCTCTATAATATATCTACTATCAAATATAGTCAATCACTATATAATATCTACCGAATATCGGCAGCCGTGCCAGCACCCCCCGCCTTATGGGAAATGAACTTCGGGCCATGAGTATATCATACCCTCTACATTTTGTCTAGTTTTTTCAAAAAAGGTCGTACAATTGTCATATCTTTGCGCGATGCAAAGGCGGGTGTTTATTTTTTAAACACGTCTAGGCGGCGCCGCGCCGCTGGTTTTTTGTGCAAAAAAGTTCTTGCTTTTCCCTTCTATTATTTATATATTACCGTTGGCCTATAAAACATCCCCTCGGCCCCCTGATTGTACAATTAGAGGATGCTATGGAAGCCAGTGTTGATGTTGTTGATAGGATAGATAATAGACGCAATCCAGACGGCAATCAGAACTACGACGTTACTCGTATTTGGGAAAACCATAACGAGATTATACGACTGCTCGTAGCCGGTGTCTCCCCAACCGCCATCGCTAGATCGTTGAACATAACAACTCAAACCGTTTCAAATGTTAGGAATAGTCCGCTAGCACAACAGCGCATCGCCGAGTTGTCAGCGCAGCGAGATGCCGAGGCCGTTGATATTGCTAAACGTGTGGCCGAGATTGCGCCGTTGGCAGTAGATGTTTTGAAAAAGCATTTGATAGATGCCCTCGAGAATGATGAGGATGATAAGGATAAGGCTAGGATAGGAACCACAGCCGCGCTGGGCCTTCTCGACCACGCCGTTCCTAAAAAGGTAGAGGGCAGGGTGATGCACGGCCATATCACGCTAGATAGAATAAACGAGATAAAACAAAAAGCACTAGTCAGTATGCAACAGGTTGTAGTTGTTGAGGAGACTAGCGATGAAAGTAAGTGAGCATTTCGACGACGGCGAGTTTCGCTGCCCCTGCTGTTCCTCTGTTAAAATAGACAGTGAGTTGATAAGTCGTCTAGAGATTGCTAGGAAACTAGCCGATATACCATTCGCTATAAACTCCGGTTATAGATGTCAAACGTTCAACGATTCGTTGGAAAACAGTGTTCCGACGTCTAGTCATATAACCGGCAAAGCCGTAGATATAGTTGCCAATGCTGGTGCTACTAGATATAATATCGTAAAATCGTTGATACTAGCCGGATTCAAGCGTATTGGTATAGGTGCGTCGTTCATACATGCAGATGTTGATACAGACAAACCGCAGTTCACAATGTGGACATACTACGAATAGGAGACAGCTATGAAGCCGTGGATGTACGTACTCTGTGTGATATTATCAATAGCGTTGATAGCATCCTGTGTATTATATTGGGTGCATCCAAGGGTTGTTATTCGAGAAGTTCCCGCCTCTATCCCCGATAGTCTACTTGTCCATTTCAAACCAGCCAAACCAGATACTGTCTATAAAGTAGTCCTCCGAACAATAGAACGAGAAGGGAAGAAGGACACTGTTTTTGTTCCCATCGAGGCTGTTTATCCTGATACCATGCCGATGATAGACGTTGTCGAGAAAACATTCCGCAAAACACTAACCGGTGTGGCGGTAGAGTCGTTTGTTAAAACATATTCCTTCGGCGAGGTATTTGATATTGAAAACAACATAAAGGCAACAATAGATAAAAAGTGGGTTGCCGACGAGATAAATAAGGTCGTCACCATAGAAGTATCGAAGGCGAAGAGAAAAGGAATATATATCGGCGCTGGTGCTGCTATAGTTGTCGGAGCTGGTTTGTGCTTGCTGTCGAGATAGGGAGGTTGATGTGGGAAACGGATCTGGTATTCCCCTTAAAAATATCGCTGTAGATGAAAATAAGGGGATTGTGTTTGTTCCAACGCTGCGGTCGTGGATAGCATTAATTCTATCGGTAATAGGTTTGATTGGTGCAATTGCAGCTATTGGCCGTAGTTATTACATGGTGTGTGACAGAGCGGGAAAAGTTCCTGGACTTGAGAGAAAAGTTAAGAGAATAGAAGTAGAAATAGCGGTTGATCGTGAAGGTAACTGGGCCCTGTCGAAGGAGATAATGCGAAAGCTAGACCCCGACGGGGCAGAGAGTAGGATAACACAGATAGAGGCTATGAAACAGGCAATGCTCAATACGTTAGAAGAGCAGGAAAAACAAAACGGAGGAAACTAATATGGCAGATGTTGAAAAAAAGACAGCAGTGTGGTTGGCCATACTGCGGGCGCTGAGAGTTGTCGTAGCTGCTGGTTTTCCATATTTCATCTCGTGGGTGTTGCAGAATCCTGATCCTAGGTGGTCTGCGCTTGGCCCCATTATCAACGGTATAGCCAAGTACCTGCGAGACGTGTACAAATGGGAGTGGTTGCCTGTCTAACTAGGGAGGTTTAACCGAGTAGGCCTGTACGGGTTTCCCCTCTCTCCCCTTACCGTATGGGCCTACTATATAAAACAATCAGACGTGTTTAGAAATTAAACACAAGGAGTTATAGATGAAAAGGCTTTTGGTCGGTATATTGCTATTGTTTCCGATGTTGTCGATTGGTCAAACGACGACTAGTAGGTTTTCATTTCAGGACAGCCTCGTTGTAACAACAACAAAGAAGGATACAACGTTCACAACAGAGCGTTTCGAGACAGCCGAGATAATGTTCAGTGGCTGTGATGGCCTCGTTAGATTTGCCATGTCTACACAGGATACAGTAGGTTGGAATAGACAAGGTCCGGCTGCGAAGATGAAACACTACCGTCTCGTCGAGGAGGGAAACATTCTATACATAGTTCCAAATAAAGACCTCGGCATAACTGGTTTATATAGACTAGACGTTCGATCAGTTAGTGGTAGTGGTATCATGTATTTGACAGGGACGAAGAAGGTTGGAGAATAGTGCTATGAAAAAACTACTCCTATCCCTATTAATAGTATCAACAGCGACAGCCCAGATTGGTGTCAGACCGGGTGGTTTCATACGTAGATCTAGCACAGCGGCCTCTGCCAACCAAATAGCATATTGGGTTAATAGTCATAAAATAGGTGGCATCACTGCTGGCAATAGTAGTATACTCGTCACCAATGGTAGTGGTGTGCCTAGCTGGGCTACCGATATACCGACTGCTGTTACTATAGGAAGTGCTTATGTATATAGAGTTGGTGGAACGGATGTAGCTGTTGCGGATGGTGGAACTGGGAAATCCAGTTGGACTGTTGGTGATATTGCCTATGCCAGTGGTGCAACAACGCTGGCTGGATTGGCCGACGTAGCTGTTGGACAGGTGTTAATAAGCGGCGGAGCGTCTACCGCTCCATCCTGGTCTGCCTCGCCATATATAACTGGACAACTTGGTGTTGGTCTATCTGCTCTTGGTGGTGCTATCCACGTATATCGTGGAGCGTATGGGATAAATACTAGCGGTATAGTATTTGACGCAGATGGTAACAGCGGATGGGTAGGTGGTGGTGATAATCAAGTAGATCTATATCTCAGCGGTTCTACATACTACAGAGCCGGAACAACAGGATTTTATGTTAATAGAGGCGGAAGTTCTGGTGCGGCTTTATACTATGCTACATCAAGTCTATATACACCATCGTTGCTTCCCTATTTTGGAGACACAAACACAGGCATCGGTGGGGACGGTTCTGATAGGATTTCACTTGTATCTGGAAGCGAGCCAAATCTAATAGTTACCACGAGTGGAGTAAATGTTTTAGATGCGTCTAGTGTTGGAAGTGAGTGTTTATCAAATGGTGCGCTTACTTCTGGAACAGGCTGGACTGTCACTGGTGATTTTGCGCTTGCATCTGACGCCGCAACATATACGCATTCATTTGGAACTGGGACATTAAACCAAGCATCTGGCACAATGACGATAGCCGGACTTTCCAGTAGATTATATAGACTACAGTATACAACATCGAGTGTTACTGGAACAGTCACTATGACCATCACGACATCATTTGCATCTGAGTCGTGGCCTATTTCAACATCCGCCGGTACATACTATGTCTATTTTAAAAGTGCTGTTGCCCCAGGCAGCTTTACCATATCAATTACAACATCTGCAACGGCAACGCTTACGATAGATGCACTATCGTTGAAAGAAGTTAATGATGGAGATATTCTTCTCCCAGGAGACATTGTAGCATACAATGGTGCTACCTTAGCAAATCCTGGCGCGACGATGGTTACTACTAATTCTGTAAGTGGTATGAATAAAACAGTCGTCACCTTTGCATCGTACTCTTTAACAATAACAGACGCAGCCGCAGCTGGAGCACACGGGTCTGTAAAACTTATAGACTTTCCAGAGGGACACATTAAACTGCTTGGTGGACATCAAAAACTAACATTCACCGAAACCGGAAGTGAGATAGACGCAGATGCAGTGTTCGATGCCGGTATTGGTTCTGCTGCTGTTGGTGTAGATAATGAAAAGTTAACAGGAACCGAGTGTGAAATAACTGGGGCAGAGGAGGCTGCGTTAGTAGCAAGTACATTGACATTCGATACGATAAATAGCACAGATCAGACACTTGACGGTTCTGCTTCTGCAAGTGATGCATATTTAAACGTTGCGATAGCCGCAGCCGATTGTTCTGGCAATTCAACTTTGACTGTCACTGGAACAGCGACAATTTGCTGGATCTTGCTTGGTGACGATTAATATTTGAGGTTTATATGAAAAATAAACTGCTTCTTCTTTTTTTGTTGCCTGTGCTGTGTATGGCGACTGGTTATAGAGTAACAATACCAAAAGTACAAACTATTAATCCTTGGGTAGATCTACGGGCGTTCTTACCGGCTGGAACGTCTGGACCAGGAACGGCGTATTCCGACAGTACGGCAATAGCCAACGCCCTTGCGTATATATCAGATGGAGATATATTATATATACCAGATGGTAGATGGAATTTTAGTACAATAGATTCATCCACTGCGGTTATAACAAAAAATATTAGGGTTGTTGGAAATGGAAATGGTTCTACTATATATATGAGTACTGGCCCTGACGTAACAACAACAATAAAGGTGAGGGATTGTGATAACGTATCCTTTGAAAATCTTAGATTCGTAGGCTGCTATAAAACTCTTACTTTTCAGGCCACTCTAAGCGACACGATGGATAATGTTACGTTTAGAGATGTGACATTTGATAGTATACACCATTCCTGTGTTTCTATGGTTTCTGCGTCTAGGGCTTATTATATACGAAACCTTAAAATATCTGGCTGTACTGTTATAAATAGTGCCTGTGGTTTTATGTTCGACTGTAATATATTGAATGGTCTTGTTTTTGGAAATACAGTTAGACATCTGCAAGAAGATTCAAACGCAATGTACGGCTTCCTTCTAGGACGCGGTGATTATTATACGTCTAGTTCAATGTTGGTAACCTGCAATGTTATAGATGGTATCGAGGCAACAGCCGACAACAATCAGGAGGTTCATGGTATATTAGTGAATGGTGTGCAGGCTGAGATATCTAATAATATAATCAGAAATATAATTCACGTAGATACTACTGGTCACTCTGAGGGGATATACGCAAAGGGAAATAGGATCAATATTTGTAACAACGTATTGTATAATGGAGGTATGTCTGAGGCTAGTATAATTATCAAGGGTACTACCAACGCATATCAGAGTTCAATAGAAAACAATATTGTTATAAAGGACGATGAGCCGCATGGAGCGTCTATAAAAGCACTATCTGACGTGCGAATAGCAAACAACTATATTGTGTCTACAGCAACAGGTCTATATCAATACGATTGCATTGGAATATACACACAGGTTCAGACAACAAAAACTGTTGTTGAAAACAATCATGTAGAGACTACAGGAATAGGTATTCGTGCTGGGGCAATATCTTCTGGAATCGGAGAGTTGATTATCCGCGGTAACTATATAAAAACCAAGAATCACTGTGTGAAAACGGATGTTGGTAGTAATCCTAGTAGGATATTTATAGTAGATAATCCAATGATAGATTCTGATTCTCTATCTGCGCTGAATTTGTTACTTCCTGGAAATAATACCGTCATAAAGAATAATTTCTTTGACATGGATCTTCTATATACAACAGGCGTATATGGTATATATCTAGGCGATTGTGGCAACGTAGATTTTTCCAATAATATAGTTGATATAGACTCGTGCGGGACATCTCCATATTTAATAACCTTTTATCGTCCAGATGTGCTTAACTTTGATAATAATACTATATACTACGCCGGTGTTGCTAGTAGGGTAATTTATGTTAAACAATCTGGTACTACGGTTGACTATATTGGATTCGGAAATAATAGATTTGTGATTGAGTCTGATTTGGTATCTATACCAACAAATATTATCTATGTTGAAGATTCAGTTACAACTGTCGATTTTTATGATAACGTGTTTACTAACTTATCCGCAGATACTGTACTGAATCCAGTATATTTCCACGACTGTTTTGGTGTGGGTGTATTTGATGGAAATAAGTTTGGCCGACGATTTAATTATGGTATGGTTTTTAATCACTTTGGAAATTTTATAGACACACTTGTGGTCATAGGAAATACTTTTATGGGTATAACTGGTGGTGGAATGTTGGCTAGTGCTAGTGGAGATACTACCTACTCTGACATACATGGAATATGTAAATGGGACACTACTATGGGCAACGTTGGTTTTACTAATGGTTATTGAGGATTGATATGCTAGCTGCATTAAAAGATTATACTATCGAACAGGGCGCTGTTTTTGATGAACAGTTGCAGTGGCTTGATTCCGACGGGAACGTTGTTGATCTTACCGGATACACGGCTTTGGCACAGGTTAGAAAAAACAAGGCGGATACTTCTGTCACAACGACGTTCACGGTTACGCTCGGCGGGACCAACGGAACTATTCGTCTACAACTTACATCTGCGCAAACCAGATCATTGAGTTTTGAGAGGGCATTTTGGGACATTGAATTGTGTCCTACTGGACTAGATGCAACCCTATTCAACAGCACATCAGACGATCTAATTCGCCTCGTCGAGGGGCAGATATTTTTGAGCAAGGAAACCACGAAAGGAACTTCGTGATGGGCGTTTCTAGATATACTGTGACGAATAATAATAGACGTACCGTGACAGAGGTAAATAATGTTACGATAGTTCAGGACGTAAAAACAATACAGGTGGCCTCTATGAATACATTCAGTGACGGTGACGAAATTCCTTCCGTATTAGGGGGGAAATATTGGAAAACTGCCAATACTTCTTCTACTACTATAACTGATTTTGATGATCCTCCCGCCTCCGGTTATCATATCGTTGTTCTTTTTGATGATAATTGTACTACTATACAACATGGATCTGATATTGATATGCCAAATGGAGTTGACCAAACATTTGCTACTGGTGATGTTATGGAGTTTCTCTGGAATGGTACAAAGTGGTTTGGTTGGAATTCTAGGACTGATTGATAACTAGACGTGTTTAAAAATTAAACAGCAGACTACTATGATTGAAAAAGACGAAACAGTTGTTTCGGTGAATGAAAGTAAAGAACTTGCTGATATTCTAGAAGAGTGTTATAGGGATACGGCGAAGTTTTGTACTGTACTGTTGTCTGACAATTTTACCAATGCCTTTTCCGATATACACAAACCTATCTTCGATAGATTGAATGAAAGGAAACCGAGAAAGAAGTTGGCCGTGGCTGGAACTAGGGGGATAGGTAAAACGACAACAGCGCGGGCTAGGGCTGCGAAGGCTATCCTATTTGCTGAATCGAAATTTATTGTCTACGTTAGCAAATCGGCCACACACGCAGAGATGCAGACGGAAAACCTGAAAAAAGATATAATGTCTAGTAGAGATATACGAGATATATTCGGAAGTGTTAGAACAAAAACAGTGCATGATGTTGAGGAAAGCTGGTCGAAGAAAACGTGGGTTGCTAGTGTTGGGGATGGAGATAACAAACATTTCACGCTAGTGTTGCCGAGGGGTGTTGGGCAACAGGTATCTGGTTTACTGTGGAAATCACCTAGTGGTGAAAACATCAGACCCGATCTGATAATCTGCGATGATATGGAAGACCCGCTGACGATAGACAACGAGTTGCTACGGGCAGAGACAAGAGATTGGTTTTTTGGAAAGTTGTTAATGTGTGTTTCTAGGTTCGACCCCAATTGGGAAGTATTCTACATCGATACGATAAAACATGAAGATTGTCTGTTGCAATTTTTGATAGATGCAAGTGACTGGGATCACGTCGTTGCTGCTATATGCGACGAGAACTATAAAAGTCTAGCACCAGATTTCATGTCGGATGAGGATATTGCTAGGGAAGTGCAGTCGCATAGAGAAAAGGGTTTGATGGATGTCTTTGCACGAGAGATTATGTGCAAACCTATTTCGAAAGAGGATGCTACTTTTAAATCTGACTATTTCAAATACTATGGTGAGGCAGACAAAACATTTGTTGATAGACTGCCATATATCATAAACGTTGTGATAATAGACCCAGCGAAGAAGGCGAAAGCAACTAGTGCACAAACGGGAGAGGTTGTTTGGGGGATAGACACCGAAACAAATATGTTGTATATGCGATATGCAGAGGGGAAAAGGATACATCCTGACGAGCAGGTTAACGATGCTATTGATCTAGCCGCTAGGTATAGTGCTAGGGTTATTGGTGTTGAATCTACCGGTTCTGGTGAGTACGTTACCTATCCCTATATGAATGAGATTATAAGACGCGGCCTCAATATGGAGGTTATAGAGTTGCAGGCAAGACGAGGGCAGGATGAATTCTCCGGAAAAGATGGTGGGAAAAAGATGAGAATATCCTCGTTGTTGCACTTCTATCGTAGGGGTCTCGTTAGGCATAATATGGTTGGTATTGGTGCTTATGAAACGCAGTTGCTAGGATTTCCCAAGTCGAAGGATTGGGATATAATGGATGCTGCCGGTTATATAACCGAGATGTTGGACAAAGGTGGACTGTTTTTTGCAATGACTAATATGAAGGATGATAGTCAGCAATCCGTCGAGAGTGAGTATGCAGAGGTTATGAGTGATGAGTACGCCGGCGTCAGCGTTAACAGTTTCTATGGTGCATCGCCATGACTAGAACTAGCGTCATAATTGCTGGAAAGCAATACTTCTTTGACGACGCTCTTACTGTTAACAATAAGGCACAGGTGACGTATACCTCTGCTGGTTCTATAACATTCACGGTATCAGGCGGAGCTCCTGGCACTGTTGATTTTATAGAGGATAGCGATAGTGGACTTGTAGCTGCTGGTTTTTGTCCCTGCGACGTTATTGCTATTACCGGTAGTGTTAATAACGATAATAAACTGTTCAACGTTATATCGGTGGCGGCAGATATAATGGAAGTTATGTCGATTGGCGAAATGGATGCAGAGGTCGGCGCTGTTGGAACTATCGAGATACATACTGTTTTAAACACAGCAGTTGGTGGGAGCGGTGTTGTAGATCATGGTGGTTTAGCTGGCCTTGATGACGATGACCATATCGTGTACCTACTAGCAGATGGTACTAGAAACATAGCCGGCGATATTCTTGTTAATACAGATAAGAAGATAAAGTTTAGAGATGCCGCTATATACATACAGTCGGCAAACGACGGTCATTTAGATCTAACTGCTGACACTGTGATAGATATGAATGGAACTACACAGTGGGGGGATGGTACTAACTATTTACAGGTATCATCCACTGGTGTGCTAACTCTCGCGGGAACGTCTAAACGACATTTGTCTATGCGGCCATCATTTGTTGCAGGAAAAATCAGTGGTGGTGGTGCTCCTACTGCTGTTTCCATTGGAGCATATTCTGGATATTCTATGCCTATATGGTCTACACCAGCCAATCAATATGAAGAGCTATACTGGCGTTTACTGGTTCCTGGCCGGTGGGATGGGGCTAGTGATATTGCATATAATCTAGTCGTAGCATTGTCTGCTGCCGAGGATGTTGGTGATGATTTTAATTTTCAACTATCTTGGGCGAATATAGAACCAACTACTGGTGCTATGTCTTCTAGTACTACCGATGTGACTGTGGATACAAACATAACTGCCGGTCATAGTGCGCAGTATTCTATTTTTAAACTAGCCTTCACAATAGATTGGGATATTGTTACTCCCGATATTGCTATTAGTGATCTATTGGTAGGCAGAATTAGGAGAGTTGCTACGGCAGGTACTGAGGTTAGCAATGAGGTTATTGTTTTGGATCATCAACTTGTATTTCAAGTAGATAAGTTATTTAAAGCATAGGAGTTGTAATGCCTATCGATCTCAACCCAAATGTTGCTAGTGTCGCAGCGGTGCAAGAGGTTTCTGGATCATATGACTACGACTATCCAGATGATCTAGATATTCGGCCAGGGCAGAAAACGCATGAGGATTTAAAAACACTCGTGTTGAAAAAGGCACGTGGTAGTCAAGAGGTGTTGAAAAGGAGATTCTCTGGTTGGAATGAGATTGATAAAACGTTGACTGCCTATATTGAGAGTGATGCCTCCGAAGAGGATGTCAACGATGAGGATTATAGAAAACCGACTACTATGGTCGTACCCGTCTCCTATGCAACCATAGAAACATTGTTGACATATATGACTGCTGCTTTTTTAGAGGAGCCTATTTTCAGATACGACGGAGTCGGGCCGGAGGACGTGCTTGGAGCTATTTTGATGGAGATTGTGATAGCACAACAGTGTAGACGCGCGAAGGTTGCTCTCGAACTGCATACCATGTGGCGGGATAGTTTTGCCTATGGCTTCGGAGCAGCGCACGTTGGCTACGAAAATAGAACCGCATTTAGAACTATACGCAGGCCGGAAACTGAGTTTTCGATGCTTGCGAATGCCGAGGTTTCTACTGGTAGGATAGTAACCACAAGGGAACAGCGGGTTGTTTTTAGTGGTTCTACTCTAACAGCAATAGATCCATATATGTGTTTGCCTGATCCTGACGTGCCTATACACGATGTGCAAAAGGGAGAGTTCTTTGGTTGGATAGAACGAACCAATTTGATGACCCTATTGTCGCTAGAACGAGACAATCCCGATGACTATTTCAATTGTCGTTATCTTAAACAGGTGTCCGGAACTAGTATATATAACCAGAAGGCATCCTCGGCCAGGGAGGAGAGGATTGGTGGAACGGTAGATACTGATTCGTTGGATATAACTAGACCAGTAGACGTTATACATATGTACGTGAAACTTATCCCGAAGGAGTATGGACTCGGTGATAGTGAATATCCAGAGAAGTGGTTAGTGTCGGTAGCGGGGGATAGTGTTGTTATAAAAGCGAAACAGCTCGGCCTCGACCACGATCAGTTTCCGGTTGTTGTGATGTCTCCTGACTATGATGGACACTCTATAACTCCGATAAGTAGACTGGAAACAGTGTATGAACTGCAAAAGACAATAGATTGGCTTTTTAGAAGCCATATTGCTAATGTTAGAAAGTCTATAAACGACATGCTTGTTGTTGATCCACAGTTGGTGAACATATTTGATTTGAAAAATCCGAAGCCGGGAAAACTTATAAGACTGCGGCGCCAGGCTTGGGGGCGTGGAGTGAAGGATGCTGTGATGCAGCTTGGCGTCGCAGATGTAACTAAGGGGCATATACAGGATGCTAGCTATATTACACAGATTATTCGCGAGACCACAGGAGCTGTTGACAGTATTAGTGGTATTCGTAGGCATACTAGCGAGCGTGTATCGGCTGCTGAGGCGACGCAGACTTCTAGGGGGGCATTATCAAGGCTCGAGAAGGCAGCGAAGATAGCAAGCATCCAGGCTCATTACGATATAGCATGGCAGATGGCATTCAACACACGACAGTTGATGGAAAGCGAAACGTACGCAAAAATAATCGGTGATTGGGGAACTGTACTCGCTAACGATTTTGGTATGCCCGGCGTCCGAGGTAGGATTGCTGTGTCACCTAGTAGTTTGGACATTGACTTTGACGTTATCCCGCACGATGGCACGATACCGCATAGCGGCGATCCGCAGATGTGGATACAACTGTTTCAGGTTATTGCTAATAATCCACTATTGGCACAGGAACTAGACCTTGTTAGGATTTTCAAATATGGTGCTAGGATGGCTGGGGCTAAAAATCTAGATGACTTTGTTAGAAAGGGACAGGGGGTTCAACAAAATATCAGCGTTGTCCCTGATGAACAAGTTATGCAGCAGGTTCAGGCCGGAAACCTACAACCAATGGTGTAGACGTGTTTAATTTTTAAACACGATACTGGAGGCGTATGGATACGCTATACGAAAAAGATAGTTTCGATCTCGATGTGTTGGATGGTATATCGTCTAGGGATATTGCCGACTTTGTTGAAAATAGGATATGGAATGCTATATGCCTCGACCTGAAAAAGAGGTTGGAGTTTACTGATTTTTTGCTAGAGTCAGCGCCAGTTGATGATGAATGGGGAGCTGATGAGCATGGTAGAAGAATATTGCTGCACGCAGGTGTGAAGAGGTTGCAGGGAGCCTGTGTTGAAATTAGATATTTACTAGAGTTACCAAATGCGTTTAAGGATGTGCTAATAGAAAAAGAGGAGGAAATAAAACGTGACTGATCCCGCCCCCAATGTTGACCAAAAAGTGAATGATGATCTCCAGAAGGAGATTGCCGATCTTCTTGGCGTTCCCGAGACGAAGGTTGATGATGTTAAACAGCAGGAAGAGGAACAGCCAAAGGAAGAAGAACCGGCCAAGGAAGAAAAGCCTCCGAAAAAGGAACAGGAAAAAGAGCCAGTAGTTCCCGACGAAGATGTCGAGGAGAAGGAAGAGGAAAAGGAACCGGAAAAGGAAGAGGAGGAGGAAGAAAAGCCAGACGATGAACTGACTACTTTTAGAAGCCAGTTGAACGACATGGCGAAGAAAAGCCTTGGCATAGAGGAACAGGAGACGCCGAAGAAAGAGGATAAAAAAGAGGCCACTCCTGTTGAAGAAAAGCGTGTTGAAACGCCGAGCACGCCGATTGAAAAAAGACTCGAGTTGAGCGAGGAAGAGTTCAATAGTGCTATGGAGAGTGAGAAGGGATTCAACAAGACAATGCTGCCAAAGTTGGCAAACCTCGTTGAGGAGAGGGCGAAGTCTATTGTTGAAAACCGTATCACCGACCTGCTGCGTACACTTCCTAGTTCTATGAGCGAGATGATTAGGACGGTTGTTGATCTCCGCTTTGCAACACAACAGTTCTACGAGAGGAACAAGGATCTGAAAGATTTCAGGCCGTTTGTTTCGATGGTAGGAAATGAGGTTATGTCTAAAAATCCCGACAAGTCACTCGATGAGGCGTTTGTTTTGATTGAGCAGGAGGTTAGGAAACGGCTCAAACTTTCTACCCCAGGAGCTGCGAAACCGGCGAAGCCTGCTTTTGTTAATACGAGGGGGGCTAGGAAACCGCAGCCACCGAAGTTAGAGGGAATACGGGCCGAGATCGCTGATTTTATCAAACATGATTAGGAGAACAATATGAGTGAATTGACTGCGCAAGCTCGTATCAACAACGAGATTGCTTCGCCGAACGACAAGATCTATTTCTATACTCCGACCGATACCTCCGCAGTGCAGCTTACTGTGAGGCAGCAAAAGGTTATTATCAATAATGCCTTTGCTTTTACAATAAGCTTGCCTCCCGTTGCAGAGGCGAAGGGGCTGACGTATGACATTACTGTGTTGACTAGTACAGCAGCCGTGACGGTTAGCAACTATGGCTATTCCACGACAGGAGATAGCTATGGTTGGACTGACATCACGTTAGACGCTGCCGGTGAGAGGACGCAGTTGTACTCAGACGGAACCCGTTGGATTGAGACGGAGGCGAAGTACTCGTAATGGGTGATAAGTATATAAAAAGTCCTACAGCCAGTGATTTGACTACGAACAATAGGATATTGACCGATCCGGAGAAGAAACTGTTTTTAACAACGGATGGGGCTGATATACAACTGTTGATTCGTAATCAGTTTGTATACATCACCAATACGGTTATTAGTAATCTATATCTACCGCCAGTCGCGGAAGCGGAAGGGTTGTCCTATTATATATGGATAGCCAATGACTCTAACGATCTAGTCGTCAAAGAGTTCGTGTCTGGTGTTGGTGGAGATAGTACTAATTGGGGCGGTGATTATACGCTGTACAACGCTGAGGATAATATCACCCTATTTTCGGACGGTAAAAGTTGGATTGTAACCAGTAACAATATAGGTTAGGAGAATAATATGAGTTGGAAAGGATTACTTCTCCGTGCTGGTATTGAATCAGATGGCACTAATGTCAAGATTCCGCTCGGAACCATTACTGCCAGAAACTTTGCCTCGGCTGTCGGTAACGTTTGGTATGTTGATAGTACAGTTACTACCAGTGGAACCGGCAAGTCGTGGAGTAAAGCATTCAAAACCATTACGGAAGCCGCTGCTGCTGTTTCGGCTAGGGATACTATTTGTGTTGTAGGCAGCTTTACAGAAGCAGTTACTCTGTCTACTGCTAAGGTATCTATCATAGGAATGGGTACTGGGCCTGATATGACTACGTGGACTGCGGCCACTGATGCTGTATGTCTCACTATCAGTGCTGCAGACTGCTATGTAGAAAACATCAGGCTTAGGCCTCCTGCGAGGACGTCTGGAAGTCCTGCTGCTATTCAATTAAGCAGTGCAGGATATACAACTATTCGTAAGTGTAGGTTTCAAGGTAAGTCAACATCCTATTATGCTATCTACTCTCCTGTATGTAATAGTGATAATGTGGTTGTAGAGGATTGTGAGTTTATCTATATGAACACTGCTACATACGGTGCGGCCATTCTCGGCGTTGAGGCTGGTGGTTTGTCGTACAGTGGCTGGCAGATTAGAAACTGCATTTTCAACAGTTGTGTCACGGCGATAGACATAAATGGTAGGGTTTGTAACATAACTGGTTGTACTATTTACGAGTATGGTATAAACTCTTCTGGGGCCGTCGCTGCTGTCTTGGCAAAAGGTATCGACTTGTCTGGTACTAGTTCTGGTGGTAACTCTGTTTGGGGCAATCAGCTTGGCGGTGCGTATAATGCTACTCTTTATGTTGTTGGTACTAGTGGTGATCAGTGGGGTGGTAACTTCAATGTACTGAGTGGTGGCGTCACTGCTGCCAATCCTTCGTAGAGGAGAGTGATATATGATTGAAAAGTGTGAAGGATGTTTCACTATGGGTATTGTAGTTCACGATGGTGTTGAGTATTGTGACTACTGTGGTAAGCCCGTTGATAGGAGTGTTGTTCCTAAACAGAGTAAAAAGAAAGTTGAGGGTAAATCTATTGTTAATAGGAAGGAGATCTAGATGGCTGCATTTCTTGGGATGAGGGGTACTGGAAACTGGGCTACCAATCAGATGCCGGAATCCTGGCGAGAAACTATTTTGTATGAATATCCAAACGGTTCCGCGCCTATTACGGCTATGATGAGTATGTTCAAATCGGAAACTATTGATAGCGTTACACATCACTGGTGGACGAAAACGTTGCCCTCGCAGTCTGCGACGGTGACTGGTGTGTATATCAATAGCGATCTGAGCACGGCATATGTATATGCTACGCATCAGGCAACCTGCGGTATCGCTGGCTCTGTCGTGTTTGTGAAGATGGCGGAGGCTAGTGCGAAGGAGTTCCGTGAGGGGCATACTGTTGTGTTGAAAGATGCTAATATGTACGACGTTGATATTGTTGGAAAGGTTGTAGACGTCGTGTACAATGGGGCGTCTAGCTATGTTGCTGTTAAACTGCTCGAGGCAGATGATAACTCCGCTACTCCAGGAACGTACAACCTCTCAACAGTAGATACTGCCGTCATAATGGGCAACATCAATCCGCAAGGCAGCCCGATGCCTCGTGCCGTTGCGTATGATCCTGTGGAATACTACAACTACACGCAGATTTGGCGTACTCCTCTTGAATTGACCAAAACTGCTATTGCCACAAAACTGCGCACTGGCGATGCCTATAAAGAGGCGAAGAGGGAATGCCTTGAACTGCACTCTATCGAAATGGAGAAGAGTGCTATTTGGGGAATCCGTGCTAGTGGAACTGGTGCGAATGGAAAACCGGAGAACATGGCTGGTGGTTTGCTGTGGTTTGTGCGGAATAATGCTAGCAGCAACGTGAATGCCTATCAATACAACACGGACTATAGTGCACAGACATGGCTCAATGGTGGTGAGGATTGGCTGGATTACTATCTCAGCGTCTTCTTCCGTTATGCTCCTAGTGACAAAGCAGTGGCTATTTGTGGTGATGGTGCTATGCTCGGCGTTCAACGCCTTGCGAAAACATACGGTCAGTTTGACCTTGCATCAGCCACGAAATCGTATGGTATCGCTGTGACGGAGTGGAAGAGTGTGTTTGGAACCGTCCCGTTGAAAACACATCCTCTGTTTAGTCACATGGCCAGCACACGCAACTCGATGCTTATCTACTGCCCGCAGAACGTTCGGTTCATGCCCCTCAACACGAGGGATACTAAGTTTGAGACCGACCAAGCGGCGAAGGGTGTCGATGCTGTTGTGGAAGGGTTCCTGACGGAGGGAACCTACGAGTTCAGGTTCCCGAATCAGTTTATGTATCTCGAGGGAGTCGGTCTGGATAGTTTGGTGTAGTGTAAAAGATATGGGCGGTCACTTGGCCGCCCATATAAGGAGCTTGTTTAAAAATTAAACACGTCTAGGTATGGAGGATATAGATGTCACTTTTAGCAGTTAGGCGTGATTTCGCAAAGCTGAGTGGTCGGCACGATCTTGTTACTAATTTCGGCGCTGGTACTTATACGGACAACGGGGCTGACTTCTTTCTAGACAGCGGTCAACGTATGCTGGATAGGAAGGCTGGTTTTCTACGGGCATATGCCTGGTATAAAAAGGACGTCGCTGTTGGGAGCTATAAACTCATATTTCAAAAGAGTGCTGTTGTGAAAGAGGTGTGGGTGAAGTGCTCCGGAGAGGATAGATACCAACTTGAAAAGAAGGATCTAGAATGGTTGAGGACTGAGTATGGAGATGATTATTCTGCGCTCGACCAGGATGCTCCCCTATACTATTCCCCGATGCCTATAAACCTAGCACCGACACAATCGGCGCTGACTGGTACTACCTATACCACCGAGTTCACCTACGATGTAGAGGAATTGTCGCTACCTACTGATGACTATAATGCATATAGTGGTATATTGTTCATGCCTCCTGTGGATCAAACATATACTGTCTCCGTACTAGGTAGATTTGAGTCAAAAACACTAACGGGAGACGTTAAGACGTGGTGGACGGAGGTTCATCCTGATATATTGATACTAGCCGGCATGTGGTCACTCGAACGGTTTTATAGAAACTCGGAGGGACAACGAGACTATATGCTAGCCATCAATGATGCTATTAACGATCTCGATAGGGATTTGGTTGAACAAGAGGTTCAAGATATAGATGAGATGGAGGGATAGATGGCAAACGTTACCGCGCAGTACAAAATGGCACTTGCTGCTGAAAAAGAAAGACAGCGCGCTGTTAAACATAATAAGGAACTTGCTAGAAATGTGTTCGTTGCGCTATCGGATGTGTGGGAGTATCTTGATAATAATGCAGTAGACAAAGCACCAATGCCGTACGATGAACTGTTTAGGATATTTGAAAATATCGATAGAAAAAAGGCAGAGGAGGTGATTGTAAATGCCCTATAAAAGAGTAGGAAACAAGGTGATGCACAAGAAAGGCGGTAGGTGGTCTACAAAACAAACTTGTGCTAGTCCGGCTGCGGCATCTCGTGCTATTCGTCTGTTGCAGGGCGTCGAGCATGGATGGAGGCCGACTAGGAGGAGTGGTCGATGAAAGAGATATATCTATCTGACTATGTTTTCAACGGAGACAGTGTTCAGGCATTGCATTGGGTTTGGCCTCCTGCTGACATGGATGTGCTAAAAGATTACACAACAGGACTTCAGCAGTTAAATCCAAAGGACAAATCTATCTTCTACGGAGAGTGGCTTATTATATATCCAAACGGAACCTATAAACTAGTTGACAATAGTACGTTTATCGCTGGTCTTCCCCCAACACCTCCACTTCCACCTGGGTGAGCTGTTATGAAAGAGTTTTCTATATCTCTAAAAAGAAATATGTCTAACGGTCTCCGACCGGATGATCGTACTTCTATCAACTCCGGTTTTATGACTACTATGCAAAATGTTAGACTTGCGAAGATAGCCGACGACTATTCTGCTGCTACCTTTACGCCGATAACTGACCCCTTTGCCGCCGGCTATCTTGCTGGTCTATCTCCAGCCGTGACGGTTGCTCATCCATACCCGCAGATATTTAAGGGTAGAGAGGCTACCTTGATGTGTACCAACGCTGGCGTGTACGCTGTTACGGAGTCGACGAACTGGACTGTTTCGAAATATACTACTGTCGATGCCTATGATATTAGCTCGGCGAAGAGTATAACGGGACAGACCTATCCAAACGGTAGTTGGCACTTTGCCGATTTCGGTGGAGCCTGGGCATTGTTCAACGGAGGCAACGTTGTTTTCAAAACGGCTATGGATACTATGTTTGGTGTTACCTCTGACGTTAGGGTGGCTGATGATTTGATGATAACGACTGGCTGTGCTTTTCGGGGTAGGATGATTATGGCTGGTTTTCAATCTACTAGAGGAATGTGGTCGGAGAAATGGGAACAATTTCTACGAATGTCGTTTGATAGCGGGCATGGACTGGCGTTTCCAACAATACCAGGAACCAACTACGTTTGGTGGTCACAAATAGGCGACGGAGCTTTCTTTCTTCTCTATCCTGCTATGTATATAGATGGCCTGATTACGGATGATGAGGCAAATCCGTTTGGAGAAGTAGACCCAATGTTTTGGGATATGATAGAACGCAACGAGATGGGTTTTATGCCTATGAACTGGCAGGGTACTGTTCGTTGTGTTAAACCACTTGGAAACGGTATTATGGTCTATGGGGATAATGGTATATCGTATATGCCGAAGTCGGATAATACATTTGGCCTCGTTGACTTGTTACCATATGGGATAGAAAGTAGAAGCTCCGTCGCTGGTACTGAACGAGAACACTGTTTTATTGACGAAGCTGGCTGGCTGTGGAAAATAGATACTACTTTGAAACCGGTTAGACTTGGTTATCGAGAATACTTTGAGCCTATGCTAGGAAAGGATATAACTGGACACTACGATCCTATCGAGGATGAGTACCACTTTTCTGCGAGCGACTATTGTTTTCACCTGTCTGGAAATAGGTTGTTTGAATCTACCTTTTTGACTACCGGCCTTGCGGTATCGAGTGGTGGTACTGTTGGTCTGTATGCTAGACCATCTGATTCTGATAAAAACTATGCTATCCTGACGACAGATACTATCGACCTTGGCATACGTGGGCTGAAAGCGATAGAGCGGGTTGTTGTTAGTACGGTTAATACAATGACAGTTAGTGTTGCCGTGCAGTGGAGGATGAAGTCGTCTGACTCCTTTACAACAACCGCCTATGCTGGTATAAACTATGAAGGTGTTGCATACTTTCCTATTACTGCCCTAGAGTTTAGGATAATTGTACGATGTACTGATTATACAGCGGTTGACTTTGATGATATAGCGGTGCAGTTTAAGGTAATGGATAAGAGGATTGTTCGCGGAACCTATGCACTTGAATATAGAGGTGGTGTTCAATGATGATACAACTTTCTCCTGATAAAATAGGAGAACAGTGGGCTATTATACAGCCGGCTATCGAGGCTGTGTTTGAATCATCTGGAATACCTATGACGAATGCGGAAACTAATAATATACTACAAGGCATGATAGCAGGCAGGATTCAATGCTTCGTCAATGTTGTTGGAGAGGTTATTAAATCTATAATGGTTACCTATTTCACGTTCGATCCTCGTGGTACGAAAAGTTTGCTGATATATTCGTTATATGGCTATGTTCCAACGACTGATAGTGAGTGGAAGGATGTCTATGATTATATGAAAAAATGGGCTGTTTCAAACGGCTGTGTTAATATAACAGCGTATACGCAAAACAATAGGATATTAGATATTGTTAAAAAACTCGGTGGTAGGATAGAATCTTTTATAACACTAGGTATAGGAGGTGGACAGTGAGTGGTGGTGGAACGGCTAGTGGATCTGCATTTCCAAATGCAGCGGGAGGATTTGCAAATCCTTCCTCTGCATATAGATCGTGGCTTGTGGGATATCAGGTAGGTACGGATCAGGGTGATGCTACTGTCACTAGTGGCAACGATGTTGCTACTATATTAAATACTATTCTCGCGACTAGTAGTCCATACAACAGTGAAACAACACCCAGTCCAGATACGCTACTTGGATCTAGCGGAACTGGTTCACAGGCGGTTGTTACTAGTTTTAATACTCTGCCAAACGATATAGATGTCGATCCGGATACTATGTTTGATAACGCAGATACTAAAACAGATTTCGGCGAGTATGCTACACAGGCAAAAACGTCTGCCGATACGTCTGGTATGTTTCCTAGCATATCAATAGCATCTGACGTTGTTGATATACATACGGCTGAGCGCAGTGCAATATCGTCTGCCATATCTGATGCAGTAACTGCTGCTAGTAGTGCGATAGACGGCGCGCCGTTTGCCGACATGATTGATGCTTATTCTATTAGGATTAAAAAGCAGTATCTAGCTGCTATGAGTAGATTTGTATCTGGCATGGCTGATATAAATGCGGTCAACTCATCTGCATTTATTTTTGGCGTTGCTAATATAGAGAGGCAGATGTTGGCTGATGTAAATGCGTATGCGGCTGGTTTGGATATTGATATGTTTAAAAGTACGCTTGCTTTGTATCTAGATACTTTTAAACAAACATTCTCTGAACATATGAGAAACTATTTTACGCTGCGACAACTTCGGGCAAATAGTAGAGATTCTATGATATTGCAGGGAGTCGCCGGTCAGGTTGGTTTGTATGATGCTTTTCTCAAAACTAGGGACGGTTTGTTTAAGGCTAAACTTGAAAGTAGGTTTAGGTCGGCGGAGCTACAACATAAACTAAATATGGATACGTTTAGTGCACAGGTAGCCGAGCATAATAGACAGATGGAGATTGACGTTGAAGATTTACTATGGGATATAAAAGCGTTTGCATATCCGTTTAACTATCTTGGTGCTGCTGGTGGAGCGACCAACAAGCAGCCTGGTTTATCTCCAGCACAGCAAACTGTTAGCGCGATTGCTAGTGTTGGATCTACTGTCGCACAACTTGCAGCTGTTTTATAGGAGGTGTATATGGCAAACAATTCTGAATATTTGATTGCTCCTGATATTCTCGCCGGGTGGCGTAAAACAAATCCTCCGGAGCAGGCGCAACAGCCAGTCATAAGCCCGTGGGTTGGTATATCTCGTCTGCTCGCTACCATCGGACAGGCGGCATCTGCTAGTGATCCGACTAGTTGGCAGAACCAACTGGCTAACTCTATGATAGGAATAACATCTGCTCAACAGGCGGGTGCTATACAAAAAGAGTTGGAGGCCGGTAGATCTATTCCGACTAGTGGAATAGGCATGTTCGGCGTCACGCCGCAGGAACGGCAGGCTGCTCTTGCTGAGCAAATGCAGAGACAGCAAATGGCTCTCGAGCAAACTCGTGCACAACAGGCACAACAACAAATAGATTTGGAACGACAGCGGACTGGCTTTGAGGGTAGGAAAGTTGAGATGGAGGAGAAAAGGCTTCCCTACGAAATAGGTGCTACTGAGGCAGATACCGCTGCTAGGAAAGCGTATGCGGCTAGTCTTCCGCCTTATTATAAACAGTTTACCCAGGAGGAAAAACTTACCAATCTCAGAGGCTGGTGGCAGTTGCAGGGAGATATAGTGAGAGCTAATGCTGATCTAGAAAAGGCTCGGGGATTAGAGATACCGAATATAACGGTGGATGAAAGAAAGGTTCTGGTACGAAAGTTGTATGATTCTATCAAAGATGAGCTTCCTAAAGAAGGAATATTTGGTCTTAGCAAGCCAAGTGTAGACGAGCTAGAGAAAAGGCTTAGAGAGGGAAAGATACCCGATAGTTTGTTGCCGAAAGTCAGGGCATTGCTGGCAATAAATAATAGCTTTGATATAGTAGCCAAAAATGATCTAACGGCCAGACAGGTTTGGATGGAGATTATGCTTTCTACCCCTGGAATGTATGATGAACTGTGGAAGGCTCCAACAACCGCTAAGCCATCCTATCCGCTTAGCTCTAAAAGCAGCGGGGTAACTAGATCATTTTAACAAGACGTGTTTAAAAATTAAACACATATCTTGGAGGTAATATGTCTTTCGAAAACGTCAAAAAGTTATACGGCATTATGAAGGATGATTTTGGTTATGATATGCCTGACTTTGAAACGTTTCACTTCGATATACAAAAACCGGAAAACGTTAAGATTGCCTATGATATAGTTGGCAGTAGGTACGACGTACCGGATATGGAAACGTTTGCTAGGGATATATATTCAGATGAGGAAGAACGAGTAGCGAAGACTCCTATGACTCCAGCCGAGGGAGTTGCAGCCTCGTCAAACGTTTTGCGTGGTGTGTCTAATATGTTTAACACGCTAAACTGGCTGCTCAAAAAAGGGCAGTCTATCTATCCTTGGCAGGAGGAACCAGATGATACCTTTCTGAAAAACATTGCCGATACTTATACTGCTACTGCTGACGAGTATAAAGATCAGATGTATCAGGGGCAGGATAGTATGTCCAAGATAGCTACCCAGATTATCGCTGGTGGCTCCGAGATGCTCGGTGAGTTGCCTATGTATGCAATCGGTGGAGCACTCGGGAAGTTTGGACTGGCCGCTATTATGGCCGCTAGCAAGGCCGCGGAAGCAGATGCCACTGGCGGTAATGAACTAGTCGAGGGGGCAAAGGGATTTGCCGTTGGTCATGCTATGCATACTGCAATGGCCGCCACTAGGATGATCCCTATTCGTGGTGCGCTTGGCTGGCTCACGAGGAAGGCGGCTGGGGCTAGTATGTTATCTAGTCCAGAGATAATAGCACAGGCGCAGAAACCGCAGGAGGAACGAGATTTCTCCGGCGCTGCGTCTAGTGCTATCCTCGGTTTGTTTATGACTCCTGGCCGCGGGCAGCCGCCGAAACGAAACGCCGCTGGGGAGGTTATTGCTCCTTCTCCTTTTGCCTCTGTTCGTGTGAAGGAGCGATTTAAAACATTCCTAGACGATGCCTTTGTCACCGAGCCTATCAACGATTTCGGCCTCACTATGAAACATTGGTATAATGCTAGGTTTGGGAAGGAGAGTCCTGCTTTAAAAGATGTTATTGGGGATAAATTTGTATCTGGGCCGACTGCTCGCTTTGATACTGCTAAAAAGTTTGCTAGCTCTATAGAGGTCACACCGGAGAATAGCAAGCCGTTGTCTCCCGCGGAAGAGGTTATTGCCGAGACTACCCTCGGCAAAACTATCATGGGGGAACTCAACGGGATAGAACCACCGAGCAAACGCTTCGCTGCTATTCGAGAGACGTGGAAAAAGTTCAATGATATATTCGATTCTGATGCTACTATATTCGATAGGGTGTACAATGCGTCCGAGCATCTCGGTGCTAGGATAAGATGGCTTGAACCAGAGGAAGCGAAGATACTCCGCAGTGGGAGGTCGTACTCGGAGAAGAAAGAAATCTGGGCGATGCCTAATCCTACTATGATGTCGCACGAACTTGGACACGTTGTTCTCATTAATGAGTTGAAACTCGGCGCTGTTATTAGACGGAATAAGAAGACAGGCGCTATTCGAGAGGATCTTGGAAATAGAACACCACTGAAATCGCTCAATCTCGATAAAAAAGAGTTGCAGGATGTTTATAATAGTGTTACCAATGAACTCAATCCTCTCTGGGAAAAGTTGTATGGGAAAAAGTTAGAGAGGCGACATAACTATACGGCAGATAGTGAACGCGGCATAGCCGAACGAATGGCTGATTTTATTGGTTTGTATATCAGAAATCCAGAACAGGCTCGTGCTATTGCACCGAAACTTGCTAATCAATTTGGTGCTAGACTGGAAGAGATACTCAAGCCGGTTGAACGAGTTACGACTCCGCAGGAAGTACTAGGACGGATGGCTAGCGAACAGATGAAAGTTGAGGCGGAGCCTGTTGGGGATCAGGTTGTTCCTCCTATCAAAATAGTGAAGGCGCATAAGGGGAATATAAACGAACTGCCTCCCGATATACAAGAGGTGATAAACAAAAACGACCTGCGCTACGAAGGAAAACAGACGGCTGGCATTCCTGGAGAGGAATCTGTTGTACTCATGTCTATCAACAAAACGCAGGATACTCTCGGCATACCGGAGAGTAAACTTACGCCGGAGTATATACAACAGAGGGTGAGTGAAAAGCTAGCACAGCGGGCTGCGCCGCCTTCTATAGAAGGAGCATCAGAAATACCAACAGAGTTTGCCAATAGTACACTGGCTCGCCGTCTATTCGGCACTGCGAAAGGGAAGGGGATAGATAAGGTATCGTTGATCACTGCCGTTAAACAGTTGACTGGCGTCGATAAGATGAAGTTTGTTGGAGATGCTAATGATCCAAACGTGTTGACTGAACGAGATCTATCTGAATTACTCAGCAGGATGAAGGAGATAGATAGAGGTTGGACACAGAACGAGAAACTTCAATATATGTTGACTGGTGATAGACCAGTGCCGGAGATGGATGCTAAGATACACCTACTGATGTCTATGAGGGAAAGTCCTATAGCTGGCGCACTTCGTGCTATTAACGATAAGTTTTTCCGTTCGATAGGAACATCGCTGCAAAAGGCGGGGCCTGTTGGGAAGGAGATATATAATAGGATTATTGCTGTTAACAAGTATAAATTCAACAAAAGCGCAGAAACATTGCATAAAATACACCTTGCTTTTAAACGCTTTTCTACTGATGATTGGAGGAAGTTTGTATCTGCTGTTGATTCTGGCAAACAAGAGTTAGTGGATGCTCTCCCCGATCATATTCGCGCTGCTTATAAAGTATATAACGATAACCTCGTTGTAGTTGATGGACTTATCAAAACACTTGGTCTCCGCACTAGACGCGCCGATGGTAGATCTGTTCCCTACGAAGGGAAGAAAGGGCCGTATTTTCCTCATATGTTTGAGTGGACTGAACTACGGTCAAAGGGTAGGAGGAGGGCGTTCATTAGAAATGTTATGAAACAAAAGGGAATCACCGAGGCCGAAGCCAACAAGATGTTGAATGATCTTATCTCACATAGGTCGCAGAAACTTGCTGGCAATATTGAGTATTCTAGAGAACTAGATACAGGTGGTTGGCTCGGTGATCCCAACGCTCCTCACTTCTCCGGCGCTCGCGCGAAGGAGGCTATTGATAGGTATTTCATACAAGCGTATACGAGGATAGCGGAGGCGCGATATTATGATAGATATGGAAAAAATATAGACCCAAATCATACGTCGCTCAGTGAACTCATAATGTCCGACCCTGATGTTGTTAAACAGGCTCGACTCGGAAACCTGGTAAAGGCATTTCGTGGTCTCAATCCAGCCGATGCAGAACGGCCACTACTTGCAGCGCTGCGAAACCTAAACGTTATAAAGATGCTCGGCCTCACGGCTATACCTAACTTCTTTCAGACAGCCGTGACGCTTCCAAGCAAGGCATTCACCTTTGGTTTCTCTCGAGGCGTACGCATTCTCGCCGACGGGCTGAAGGAAGTAATCACTAACCCAAACTTTGCTAAGTACGATGTTGGCGTTTCGATGATGGAAACTATTAAAAACATGACTGGTGTGTCTGGTCGTGGACTTACTGGTAGAGCTACGTCTAAATTTCTCAAGTTATACGGCATGACCGCAACCGAGACTGTGAACAATATAGTATCTGCCTCTATGGGAAAACCGTTTATAAAAGAGGCTATGGCTATTGCTAATGGGGAATCGCCGAGTAGTATATTTGGAATTAGATATAGGAGGATGCCGTCTGCTCGACTTCGTAAACTTGCCATCGAGGAGCTGAGAAAGTTTGGTGTATCGGAGGATAGTATAAAGTCAGGTAAGTTGACGGATAGTGATATAACCGGTGCTGCCCTCCGCATGACTCGTATGACTCAGTTTGGTGGTGGGCCGGAGGACTTTCCTCTATTCTATTCTACCGAGTGGGGAAAAACACTGACACAGTTTAAAAAGTTCTCCTTCGGTATGACTAAACTAATGTACAACGAGGTTGCTAAACCAGCCATGCGTGGAAACTTTGCTCCCCTTATCGGCACTATGATAGGTGGCATTGTTTCTGGGGAAGCTATCAACCTGATCAAACAGCAGATTATCCTGGGGAAGGATAGGGATGAGGATGTTATCAAGCGAGTTGTTGAGGATCTGGCTGCCGTTGGTGCGCTTGGTACGTTTATGGATGTTATACAATCAGCCACGGCTGGGAATATTATAAAAACTATGGCCGGCCCGACGCTCGGCGAACTTGCTAGCACTATGGAGTTGTTGTCTCGTGGTGATGTATATGAAACGATTCGTAGACAGATACCTATTGTTCGGTCTACTGGAGCCTTCAAAAAGAAAAAGGATGAGGCTGGATGGTAGGTTTACAACGATATACAACTCCATATTCTAGTACCATTCGAAGTAGCGGTCTTATTCCTTTTAGATATTCATACCACTTCCTTTTTACTTTGTATACATAGCGTTCTACTATTTCAAGTCCTGCACGCTTACACAGTAGTTTAAACTCATATTCTGTTATTTCATGGAAATGGTTTTTTGTTTTTAAAAAGCACGGGCGTTTTGGTAGTCCAATATACATAAATCCGTCGGCCTTTAATAAAGACACGGCTAGATTTACACAACTCAGTGGATTGAATAGATGTTCTAACACATCCAAGCATAGAATAGTATCATATCCTTTTGTTGGCCAGTGGTTTAGATAATCTAAGTCTAGATGTCCAGTATTATGCATCTCAGTACTCTGCGGTGCTAGCGTGTCAGTCATCTTACTTTTTTGTCCTAGGTCTAGTGTGAGACCGAGGTTTCTTGTAGAGAAGAATTTTATTAGGGCCTTTCTTCTCTGTTCGTTTTGGTAGGTATTATCACTCAGTCCTGATAGTTCTTGTAGCATTTATCGTCCTTCTATGGTGTATATTCGATCTTACCCGTTAATGGACTATATGTACAAAACTTCTTGCCATCTCCTTTTAGATCAACGGTTGACAACGTCTGCACGATCCGTTTCATAGTATCGTAATCAGCGTCGTGCATATGCATACCTAGCAATCTATCAAACGTTGTCACCTTCTGCAACATAATAGTCCTCATCACGTTGGCCGTCACGTCTGCAATGTCACTCTTCCCAATGCCGAGGAATACGCTCGGCATTCTTTTTTCTATCCTCTCTAGTTCATAGATGGCTCTATCAAAGTCAACTCCGTCCAATATCAGATTTCCGTTTTTCCTACTAGCATTCAATACCATACTCAACTTGAGGACGTGCGTCCCTCGTCTGGTTAGATAACCTTCTAGGCGAGGATCTGTGAATGGTTGTTGTTCATCCTGCGAACCATACCATGCATCCCACTTGTCTACAAATGATTGTGTTGGTTTATATTCACCGTTCATCATGTATATACATTCAAGATCGTGGAGGAGTTTTGTTTCCAATATGATTTCATCCTCCGTTTTAAACGGGCGCGTCACGGTGCTTCCCTTTCGTGGTTCATAAACGAATATGATCCGTGATGTCAACCCGCCTCCAATGGCATCCTGCGGCATCGTGGTTTGTAATAATTTGGGTGTTGTTGCGCCGATCAAATTAACCCATACGTTTGTGATATTATCAATGCCTTGACTTTTAGTCTCGTATGTCCACGGGTTTGGACAATCGTACCAATTGCATAGATCTGCCATCAACTGCTGGTTGTTGTAACCGAGGAATACTGTTAGTTCCTCGCTGAAAATTGTGAGGCTAGATTGTACAACCGGTTCCCCTGCATCCGACACAAATCCTGCACCTGAACGTTTTAACCGTCTGATGAGTTGTTCACGAGTCACGGCCTCCGGAGACATAGCCACACCTACCTTCCGCAGCAGTGAACCGGCGGGTCGCATGGCTGTTCCCTTTCGAGAACCACTCGGGCCGACTAGCACAATATATAGATTGGGGAATAACATGCCTTCCCACAATAGAAAGCACTTGCGCTGTAAACAAGCGGCTACTGTGGATATAGCTGTCCAACGTTTAAAACTACTCGGCGGTTCACTATTCTCTGTATATAACATCCATGATTCAATCCAGTCATCTAGAAACCTTTCTTCCACAGTGCCTCCGAAGTTGACCGGTTGCTCTATTGTCTCTTGTTATTTTTATATATAATCTTCTGCGTTTTATTCTAAAACGGAATTTGTGTACTAATGAACAATCGCAGCACGCTATTTTGTGATCTTCGTTTAGTGTATATCGCTCCTCTGTTCCATCCTCTACTATCTCATATTTGCTTTTCATAGAGCCTCGAGGAATTTTGTTAGGCCGTCTATTGTTCCAACCTCCTGCATATCTTTCATATTTGTCAAACCAACAGATATAGACGCCGGTATTGTGAATGATCTCTGTCTCCACACTAGTGGCTGTTCCAACGATGCTACTATGTTTTTGACTGCTTCTATGTGCGCCGTTAGTGGAACCGACCTCGGTATCTGGAACACAATACTATCGTGGACTTGGTTCAGCAGCTCTACGTGCTGAAACTTATCTTGGTTGTAGTATATATAGATCAAACCACGTCTATTTATGATGTCGGCCACTGTTGACTGTGGTGTGTAGGAATATGCTTCCTTGAATAACTCCTCCCCCCACTGTGCCATGAACATTCTCTTTCTGCCGAGCAAGTTAGTCAATGTTCTATTTCTACGCAGTTCCTCCTGTATCCAGTTCCACATAACCTGCACCCCTGGATATGCTGTATGATAGGCCATGCGAACTGTTTTGCCTATATTTTCTGGTATCTCTAGATCGTACGCAAACTTTCTATAACCAAGACCGTAGTTGAATGCGTGATTGCTACGTTTTCCCCAGAACCGCTCGGTGTGGCCGCAGATAGTTGGATCAACGCAAAATGGGCAACTGCCGTCTTTGTTACTAACTTTATCCACCGGCTTGTTTAGTATCAAACCGGCTGTCTGTTTGTGTACGTCTGCGCCGCTTTCAAACGCTTCTATCATTTTGTGTTCTGGTGCTATATATGCAACTATTCTATTCTCCGCCTGGCTGAGGTCTATATTATATCCTATATACCCTTCGTCAAACAACATATGCTTTTTAAACTCCGGCGGATCGTTTTGTAGATTCATCCCCGTTTCCCAGATCGTCGTAGATGATGATAGTCGACCACTATCAGCAGCGCCGACAGGATTATAGCTACAGCGTAGGCGGTGATCGCTGTCGAGGGTGACGTCGAGATAGGTCGATTTAAGTTTTGACAGCTTACGACACTCAAGCAGAATGGAAGCTTCACTAGAGCCAGAACGAGACAGACGTTTGAGAGCATCCTCATCGCTCGTCCTTTTTCCCGTTGTTCTCTTCTTATACTCTTTATAGCCTTTTTCATCGTAGAGATACTCCATAACTTGTCTGCTACTATTCCAATTAACTTCCTTCCCCGCTATCGTATTCAACATTTTTGTTAACTCTTTCACACGAGCATCTGCTTTCTCCGACTCCCTCTTCAAACCATCAACATCTACTCGTATACCCCGCTCGCTCATGTATATCAACGGCTCTATTAATATCTTCTGATGGTTGTATGTATCTATGTTATCTTTTATTTCTAGGTCTTTTATCAATCTAGGAAACGCTATCGAGCAAACGATACTATCCTTCGCGTTGTATTCCCAAAAACTTGTCTCGTCTCCGCCTATCTTTATATACTTTTTCCCTTCGTCTTTATAGTAGGGTATTTCTGTATATATACTATTTATAAAATCCAATCCCTTTGGAAAGTCAGGAACGAGTATAGCTTGCGCTATCATGGTATCTTCTATATGCTTGACTACTATACCATACTTGCGGAATAGAAATTGACTGTCGAAGATAGCATTCTGTCCTATCTTCTTTATATTGCTATCCTCTAGTATATCTGCGATTAACTTCCATACTAGGGCCTCGTCCTCTATATTGAAATATTCCCTACCGTGCGATATAAATGGTATTGATATGGCTATGTATTCTTCGTCCACACGAGTACAAAAACTAATACAACTAACTTCTAGATTGACAACCTCTATGTCAAACGCAACTGGATTGCCACTTGCCTTTATTGCCCCTAGAAAAAATGTTGTATCTTGTAGGGTTGGGGCTGTTATTATTTTGTGATCTGGCTGACGTAGTTCCCTATACTCCGACTCTCGTTTTGCCCTATGCAAATCGTGGAGGATATAGTATCGCCATAGATACATACCACCTTCCCTACCTTGGTGAATACAGGCAGCGGGGTGGATGGATGCTAGTACCTTCCTCTTCGAGGGTAGTAAACTTTCGTAGATAGAACCGCGGCGTTTCGTTATACTTGGTGGATATATGCCGGTCAATGCGTATAGAGGAACGTTGCCAAACGCAATTATTATATTAACGTCGGTTGCCTCTAGTTCGTCGTATAACTGTTGTTTATAGTGTAGATACTCGGGAGTTTCGTGTACTGGCTTTTTATCTAGATCTATAAAAGTAGATATATCATTTGTCTTTTTGCTGGTGGTTGGTGGCTGCTCTTTTATGACGTTTGTTATATAACAATCTGTGCGAATTATTCTTGCACTTGCCAATAGCTGATTCAACAATGATCCGGCTGGGCCGACAAACGGCCTACCCTCCTTATTCTCCATAGCTCCTGGCGCTTCACCAACTATGGCTATCTTCGCCGAGGCTGGACCTTCTGGCCCGATTATCCTACGCAACGGGGGCTGTTGCTGGAACAACATTGTAGGCTCCTGTTTAAAAATTAAACACGTCTATACGATGAATAGTTAGGTGGCAGGTTTGCATTGACTCGGAGTGTGAACTTATCCTTTATGTCTTTATTCATCTCAAAACCGAATGCCGTGCAGTGTACGTTGTATGCAGCCAATATACCATTGCCGCTGCCGAGGAATGGTATTAGTATTCTGCTACCCGGCTTCACAAATGCATCATAGATAGCACACATCAACTCAACTGGTTTTTCTGTTATGTGTATTCTGCTTTCTGGGGCGACGGTTCGAAACGAGAATATATCGTGGGTTCCCTCTTTTGCCAATCGAGCAGATGGTTTTCGCATGTAGTAAAATAGTTCGTAGCATCTAACGAGGTTGGTCTCTGCAGCCCTCACCTGCCCCGTTGGTTTCACCCACACGCAGGGAGTACCTGGGCCTTTCAACTTATACTTTTCACACAGTTTCCAAATCTCATTCCCGAGTGGATGATAGGCAAACCATAGCACTATCCAGCCCGTCTCCGATAATATTCGAACGCACTCTCCTAGAACTTTGTCTAGATACTCTAGATAGTCCCCCTCTGCTTTTGTATATCCGTCTACTTTCATTTTGTGCAGCGCCTCGTGTTCCACCGGCCTGGACTCTAGATCAATAGCCCCCCAATCAGGGTCGAGTTCTATCAAATCCATACTATTATCTGGCACATCCTTTATCTTCTCAAAGAAGTCTCCTATTATATAGGAGTTCATTATCTGTTTGTGCAGTATTTTATCCGGCGTATCTGCACGTTCTTTTTCTACTGCCTTTGCTAGCTCCTTAGCCTCGTATGTTTTTTTCAATGTTTTCAACATCTTCATAGCCTCGGCCTTTGTGCCGGCTTCGGCTAGTTCTGGTATTACTTCTATTGCCTCTGCCAGTTCGATATCGAGTGATACGGTGGCTGCTGACTTGCCAAGCATCTTTGCCGTATCTCTCATACTATGCCCCTCTGATTGAGGAGCACTCCCCTTCGGGCCGTGTATTTCCTGCATGATTTTATGTATTCTATTTGTCAATGCTACCTGCTCGGCGTATTCCATATCCTTTCTATCTATATTCTCAAACAACTCTATTGCCCTGCTCTCCAACTCCGTTAGATCGGATGGATATATGCTGGCCTTCACCTCCGACCAACCTAGTTGCCGACATGCCTCGAGACGACGGCCTCCGGCTAGTAGTTGATATGGCTGCGCTGTGTCACCTGACTCCTTTACAACAATAGGATGCCATAGGCCGTTGGTCTGTATGCTTTGCTTCAAACTTTCTATATCACCTAGATCTGTTCGATAACGATAACCCTTCAACAGTTCTAGGATGGCTATTGTTTTCACTTCCTTTGGTTTTATCGCCCTCGCCGCCGGTCTCTCCTCCACAACTACCTCCTCTTTGTTTTTACAAATCTGCACTTTGCAGGGATGACCTTTTCTTCTGTGCATTGGTATTCCATGTTGAGATCTCTGACTAGCGTTCCTAGCCTATCCCGAATAAGTTTAATCTCCTTCCATACTTCTTTAGAAACGTTATTCATTCTCTCATCTTCTGCAGCTATACTACGGGTCAGAGATCCCACCCGTTCAATCAGAAGCTCTACGTCTTGCTCGAGCCTGCGCAATCTCTTAAAAACGCTTATCATATTCATATTCTCCTCTTCTATCACTGCCGGGGAAATTTTCAATCTATTATGACCCGTTTATTGCTATCCAACCTGAATCCAAATTCATCTAACACGCCTGAAACCTTGTGGATACTACCATCACGAAAAATACGCAAAATTCCTCCACCGCGTCTGCAATTTCCCTTTTCATCTACAACCATCAAAACAATATCACCATCGTCTATTACAAGCCTCAATCTAACCATATCCTTCCTCTGAGGCTTTTCCTGATAGATTTCATACTTCATTTCATGCCTCCTCATAGTTCTTTTCGAAATATTCTGGATTGATGTACCACCTGTCGTTGATGTTGTCTGGATTTCTGGCTTCCTTTATTTTACTCTTTCAATCCACCAGCCTTCGCTGATAGACGAGTGCCAGACAGATCTATTCCCATTTACGTCAACTGCCCGCACAATCGGGATGATCTTAACCCCCACTGGAAGACCACGATATACAAAACTACACCGCGGCCTGTAGTTAATCGCATCCGCGGGCGTTCGTTTAAGTGGAGCATAGACTCCATTCACCAAATAGCTTGTCTCAAAGTAGCAGACCCTTTCGGGTTGGCCAGTTACATCAAGCCAGTCGTGTGTCCAAGCTACGGCTATTGAGTCAACTCTAATCGTAACCACGCTGTCTTGTGGAGTGTATATTACTTCTACAATCATATTTTCTACATGAGACGGCCACGTTCTAATCATGTCAACCACTTGTTGCATATCCTGCAGTGATTTACTTATTCTTATTACTTCGTTAAACATCCACCATAGGGAATCATAGGGCCACTGCTCAAACCGTGACAACCTGTCACGGGTCAAGCTGTCCGATGTTTCAAGATGTTCGATTTTCTCGAACAGCTCGTCTTGCCGAACATCAATACTGTCCATTTCTGATTGAAACCAGTCCATGTCACAATCCGCACCCGGTGCGCCTCTCGGCCCAGTTGCTCCCTGCTTGCCCTGAATCCCCTGAATGCCTTGCGGCCCAGGATCACCCTTCGGCCCCTGTGGGCCGGTGCAAGAAAGCACTAATAGCAATGCCGCTGCTAATTTTAGGCTATTCATTAATTGGGTCTCCTGCGATTTTTCACCCCTTCAGATACGAAATATATGTCCAGACATAATTCATGCACAACATTGTATGCAAGTACAATAAGAATTCCGATAATCCAGAACGGGAAAAGCATCGTTCTTGTTGTGTGCCGAAGGTAATCATGATATAACGGTAAATGGAAAAATCTTGCTCGGCACTCCGGCTTTTTTGTGTCGATCAGCCATCTCAAGTTACATTTCAGGTTATTCATATTAATTCCCTTTGTTTATTTTGCCGGTTCCGTTGCATTCAGGGCATTTTACAAAATGCCATCCGTCTTCTGCGTGACTTTTGTTTTCCGCTTCAAGCCAAAGTGAGCGGAATGGCTCTTCTGTATCGCTTTCATGAATAGGAACCCATCCGGTTCCTTCGCATTGCCCATCACACATGGTTGCCGGATCTGGCGGTTTAATTCCAAGTGCTTTGTACCTGTCTGTAAATTCAAAAAACTTATTCATCTCTCGCCTCCTTCTGACTAAAACCACAGGCTATCATTCGAATTCGTTTATTTCATCGGAGAACGATATTTCAACCGATTCCCCTAAAACCAATTTGAATGCATTACCGAATGCCTTTTTGATTTCTGCGCGTTCGGCTGAACCAGTGGATGCATCAAATAAATCCTTTATTTCCCAGCTTGCAGCAGGAATACCCGCCGCATTGTCTCCTGGATAACATGCGTACAGAGTAACAAATGGTCCCATCTTATTCTCCTTTCTTATCAGAACCACAGGCCGGGATTCCCTACTCCGGCTACCCTCTCTGACGTTCCCGCAACGTTGCATTAGTGCCATCAGCCCCGCGGACACTGACCATGCTTATTCGCATCTGTGGTTCACTTAATTGATGGGGTAGTCCAGGTCGCTCGGCGGGTGTTATTAGGACGCACACTTACGACCCTCTGCACCGTAACTCGCATTCCATGCCTTTATGGCATCTTCCAGATCAAGATACCACTTTCTCCACTTGTGTCCATTCTTGCACTCACATCTCCAAAACAGCCTGCCGTATTGAATACCATTAAATTCACGCTCTGATTTTGGTTCGGCGACGGCTCCACATCTCGGACACGGCAATGGCTTGGTCATTTCTCTATCTCCTTTCGGTCTGCCTGCGGATCGGCTGTGTCGGATAAAATCCTGAAACAAGCCGGATCAACTAATGGACAATGATCCTGATAGTCAAACGTTATGTCCTTCACAAACTCAATCGCTAGATCGCTTTCATATAAATCCTCGTCCGCTTCACTTAGTGTTATTTCCACTATTATCTTTCTCATTTCTCTGCCTCCCTATATCCACAATGTTCACAAACCCACTGTAACTCCATGCCCGTAGAGCCTTTCGCGTGTTTGCATTTCGGACAAGGCTTATCTTCCTTCAAATCCACCCGCTTATCGGTAGTTTGTTCTATTACACGCAATCTGTAATATTCATTCTTGGCGTCATCAAAAGACTTTTTGATACCATGCTGTTCGGTATAATGACCACCATCTTTGTGAATGATAGCCAGTAAATCGCGGAGTTTTTGTTCGTAGTCGAATGTCTGCGGATCGGCAACTACCCTAATAAAAAAATTGCAATGATCCACTCCGTTACGTAAATGACTGAATCTGCATTCATTGAAAAATTTACAAGCGGTGCATTCTTCCATCTTCCGCATGACGGCCTCCCTTGATTTGGAATGGAGCGCAGGTACAGACCCTATGCTCTATAACTATGTTCCGTTTATCTGTACTTTCTCGGCTCTGCGCTCCTATTTTTAATCGTATATTACTTCCACACCACATCTTGTTGCTTCTTTTATCTCTTCCTTTGCACCCTCTGACATCGTATGATTTTTCATAACTATCAATGTATCTATCCTTTGTACTAACTCTAGGTATCCTCCTCTAAAAAACTTCTCTTGTTGTACGCCGTAGAACGCACCTGTGTTTAGGTGAGGACATATCACGAAATAGTTTAGTGATATATATTTCCTTGCCACATCGGATGCCTGTGCTATGTTATCCGCTATTTCCTCTATAGTCGGCGCTGAAAATTTTCCACATATCATAGCTATCTTCACACGCCCTCCTCTAGCTTTTTCATCAGGAACAATAGTTCAGCCTCTCCCATCCCATCTGCCGATAGCAGTTTGTCCATAGCGTTGACCTGCTTCTTCTCTTTTTTCACCGCCTCTTTCACTGCTCGTTTGGATGTTATCCTACTGAGTCGTATAGCTCTATGTACCGCTATAGCCTCATTGTTGTCCATTTGTAGGATGCTTTTCTTTATTTCTCTTAACTCCATTTATGACCTCGAATTTTGCTAACACTGTTTTCGTTATGATAGCGTCTATGACTAACTCTGGATTCTTTTCTATTGCATCTAGCAGCCAATCCAAAACATAGGACATCACCGGTTTCCTCATACCCCACGGTATCAACTTATTCAACCGTATCTCCTGCTCGGTAGATATTTCTACGTTAAGACGAGGAACTGTTCTTTCTATCTTTCTATCCTTCATAGTTATCTCCTATTTTGTTATATCTAGTTGGTTGGAGCGCAGGTGGGATTCGAACCCACCTATGCTACCAAAGCTGCGCTCTTTCTATGTTACGCCTTCGGAATCACGAAACGTTTGATGTTGTTCTGCTCTCCGTAGTCATCACTCTCGTTGGTTGTGAGGATTGCGAATGCCTCACTCCCGTTGAGGGATTTCTGATCCTTGTCCACCATGTCGGCGAGCTGCTGTGCATTTTTGAATCGCAGTTTGAACGCATCCCTGAACGTGCGGATTCTGCGCAGTTTGCCGTTGGATTCGTCCTTACTATCGCTGTCTGTTGGGAACGATAACCACGTCGACAGTGGCTTCACATTTTCCTGGTCAACCACCCTGAACCTGATCTGGATGCCAGGCTTCTGATTTTTGTCGAGCTTCCCCTCTGCTCCTGTTATGGCTATCCTATGTTCTCCATCGGTAGCCACGCCGAGTTCCGGTACTCCATCGAGTTCGAAGTCGAGAATACCCATCTTGTTACTCCTTCTTTTTGTTTGTAGTCTTGTGTTTAATTTTTAAACACGTCTTGCTTTTTACCCAATCTTGTTCAACAACTCATTCGCTGCTGTGATAACCCTCCTCACGGCCGTCCTCGCGTCCTGCACGAGACCTTCCAACGTTTCCTTCGGCGCTGCCGTAGGCGTTTGTACATACTCAAACGCAGGAATCTTCACCTGTTCCGCCTCGGTCTGCACTTTCTCCTCTTCTTTCTTGTCTGTGTTGAGCCAGCCCATTCGTATCACCTCCTTTCTGTTTGTTGTTTATGATCTATCTTCCGCCGGCAGTCCCGCCTTTTCGAGTAGCTTTTTTATGTTCGGCTCCTCCTGTGGCAGGAATATGCCGCTGCCTATTCTTGTTCTGGCTATATACTTCCCTGTCGGTCTTGTTAATAGCTTGACGTGGATGCCGTCTGACTTTTCCTCATTTATCAATACGTATATCTCGTCAAATAGAATGGGAATGTTTATCTGCATACTCGGTATGCTAGCAAAACGAGCTATCATCTTCCCCTCTACTTCCTCCGGTTCTAGCGTTAGATGACCGGTTAATATGAAGTCGCAGGATAGGGCACAGCACTGTTTCATGTGGGATATAAAGGCATTGCCAATAGCTCCCCACTCTGGCTGGCTGACGTTGTCTCGTCCACTCTTTTTCATTGCATACTCTGCCATGCTCCTCAAAAACGTGGATGCGCTGTCTATACAATAGGTTCCAAACTTGTCGAAGAACTTTTCCCTCACCCTATTATTGAACTCCTTCTCCCATTCCGAGAAGGGAAACTCCTTCGACTTCGACCAGCGCATATCCGGCACTATTCTCCCCGCTTCTATGAGAGGTTTGAAATCTCTCAGCTTCGGCCCGCCTGGATCGAAACTATCTATCAACACGGGCATCCTCGCTGTTTTCAACAGCGTTGTTTTTCCTACGCCGAGTTGACCGAGAACGATAGCGTTGAACTTGTGTTGCGCGCTATCCTCTGCGTACATTTTCAATAACTTTTCTATTCCTGGGTCTACTGTCAATGGTTGTTTCTGTTCTGCCATCTTATTTCTCCTTATATTGTTCTATTAGCCTCTTCGTTTCCACATCCCACGTGCTTAACACAGCGTCAACTCTTTCAATCGGCCATGCTATTGTTGGTACTAGATCTTCTGGTGTTGTCTCACACATGGCTACTTGGTACAACTGCTTTCTAGCGAGGGATAGTTTTCCTTTGCACCAATATCTCTTGGCCGCAAAGTCAAACTTTTTGTTGTTGCGCCGCATTTTTCTCTCCTTCTATTTTGTTTCCACGTCTATATGTATATCTCCCTCTTTCATTTGTTTAAACGGTGTCCAATGTTCCTCTATCATACCGTCTGGTATGCTGTCTATTTTAGACAGCGGATTCGACCACGATAGGCAAAAATCATAGTATGGACATATCTTACCATAGGCAGCGCAGCCACTATCGTTGCGCTTGAAACATTGCAACGGCTGCTGTTTCTCTACTGCCTCCAATAGTTTCTCATGGTCGTCCTCGATAGCGTTGTACCAACTGTTTACGGTGAACAGCCACTCGTTCATCATGTCTATTGACTTGTTGATAGGTATGCGGAGATGCTCATTGCCTCCTTTTTTGAACAGAGTCATCTCCACCTTCCCGCCGTGTACTTGTTTTGGATCATATATGCAATTGATAACGTGGTAGTATAACAACATCTGCATAGATAGTTGCCATCTCGATTGATATGCTGTGTTGTTCTGGCTACCTGTTTTGTAGTCCACGAATATGTAGCCACTATCCAACCGGCATATTTTGTCGAGACGAAACAACATGATTCTCGATTGGTTGATAGGAACAGTGCCGAATATCTCGGTTGCCCACCTATCGTGTATCCTCACTGGTATCAACAACTCCTGGTAGGCTGATAGATGCTGTTTGATAGCCAGCTCCGCGTTGCCAGGATTCTTCGGGAAGTTTTCCATATCTGTATCCGGCGTGTATGACTGGCGATAGTAGTCGCAGAATGCTATCATAGCATCCTGCACTATTTCCTTCTCTGGCTTTGTTTTCTCCGCTAGGTCTATTGATACACGCTCCATTGCTCTATGCCACGACTCGCCGAACACTAGATCTTTATTCACTCTACTCGACGTCCAACCCAATTCGTGCCTATAAAAGAAGTAGCGGGGACAGCGCATATAGTCGGACATCTTGCTGCTATCTAGTTTGAGGTCAGTCTCTATCATCTGGCACCTCTTCGTATGACATTCCTGGGGCGGTTAGATATACCGCGGTTCCGGCTGATCCACACGCTTTTTTCCTCGCTACTTTTATAACTGAGTCGTCATCGGTTATCTGTAACGATATGATAACTTTCTCGGAGTATACAAATAGTCTACCATTGACTATTTTGTATTTCCACAAGCAATGTTCGCTCTGTGCGAAATTGGTCTCCATCTTATTACTCCTTATTTCTTTGTTGTTCTTCGCGGAGTTCCTGCACTAGATCTTCATACTCTCCTTGTAACTGTTTTACCTCTTCTTCTGCATCCTCTGCTCTAACCAATGCTTGATGGAGTTCTCTCTCCATTTTACACAGCGGACACTCTGCCGCGTCGTATACGACTGTGCAGTTGTCTACACTGTGTTCACACGCTTTCGGGCTGATCATTGTTTGCCTCCTCTTTTGTGTTGTTTTGTTCTTCTGTCACGACAAGCATCTCCTCCAAATCCGGTCTGCGCTTGTTGCAATAGCATGGCGTTGTTATTGTTATATCTGTTTTATCCTCCTTGTTTTTTCCAACTACTCTCCTATACACACCGAGACTAAAACAATCGTCACACTTTGGATCTGGTTGTAGTACGAGGAATTTCATTCCTCTATTGGTTGAGTTTGCCACATTTCCTCCTGCGTTTTTAGTAGTTCATCGAGGACTATCGTCCTCGCTTTGTATGAGTTGGACTGTGCATGGTATTGCAGCCAGTTGACCCGTCCGTGTAGATGTGTCATGATAGCACTCGCCACGCAGTTCATAACCGGTAGTGCAGTTATCATAAGATAGTCGTCGTAGTGACTATCCTTCAACACATCGTAGAACTCACGATACATTTTTGCTACTTGGAATGGATCTGTCTTCCCCTCCGAGAGGAATTTGATTTTTCCAAACTTCTCGGCAGGGCTGAAATCGTGGCCGCTTCTATTTGTGATATAGACGGTTGGCATACTGTCTCCTTATACTTATTATAGACGGGGGCTGGTATATTGTATTCCTACAACAACCAGCCCCCTATATGGACGGACTTGTTCTAACCGAACCGGCCTTCAAACGGTTGGTTTGTTTTGGAATCCGTCCTACTTCTTCCCTGCGGGCTGCAGAAGTTCGCGCAGCTTTGCGAGCATCTGCTGCTTCTGTTCCACTGTCATGTTTGCAATCGCGGCAGTGGCCTTATCCACAGGCGACTTCCTCGGCCCAGCGACGCCAGGCTTCCACGTCGCCATAGCATCCGTGACCTCGTTGGGCTTCTTTCCCGCCACGAGCATTGTACGAGCGCAGTTGACGGCGTCAATATGAGCCTTCTGTTTCAGCTTGGTGTAGATGAGTTCCTTTCCCCACACCTTTGCCATGTCTTCGAGAGTGTCCGGAATCTCGATCTTGATGGTCGTGCTGACTTCGTTGGGCTTTCCTTCGTTCGCCTTGACGAGAATTTCTTCTTTCATCTGATTGCTCCTTTTTGTTGTCTGTTTTGTTGGTGGGCTGCTCGATGTTTATTGTCTCCTCCTTTCTATACTATCGAGCATTTTTTGTATCGCATCTTGGTAGGCTGATATTGGTACTTCTGGATAGTTGAAATAGCAGTCTTCGAGGAAATCGTAGAAATGTTCTACCTGCTCATCGAACTCTATTTCCTGCGGTAGGTTGTCTGG